CTATTTGTTAGTCTATGTCTTTTAAAAGTTCTTTGCGTTTTTCTGTCCTGCGTTTCCAAGTTTACGCGCTCTGTGAGCTTAAAAACTTTAAAATAAATCCCCAGTGGATTTGTGGTCTGGAAAACCACAACTATCTTGGCATTAAGCTGTGCCCTGATATTTTATGTACTAGTTGTTCTTTAAATGTTTGTTTTGTAACGTCTGCGGTAACGCGGATAAAGATGTTGACGCACTTGCTACGAATAGTGCGGCTCACGGAGGGTGCCAATCAGCCCCCAAGAGTAAATATAGTGATTATGTTGTCCAGTCGGAAGATGTGGGCGACTCGTTGACGAGTGAAGTTCTTTCATTTGTCGATAGTTCAGTTGGTGATGAGCAGAAGATTCAGTATGTGGCAAATCCTATTGCCTCTGCTGACTCTACATCTAATACAGATTTGGCACGATTCTTGAGTCGTCCTACTCTTATTGATGCTAGATCTTGGTCTACTGCCACTGCTACTGGATACTTAGGTGCAGGTATCGAACCCTGGTATTTGTATCTGAACAACAGTGTTATTAAACAGAAATTGACAAACTATGCTTATTTACGAGCAAAATTGTGCGTCAAGTTCGTTGTTAATGCTACCCCTTTCCATTTCGGACTTTTGCGAGTGGCTTATGAACCCAATACGAATGTAGCCAATACAGGCTCACGTAGTTCGGTCATTCGCACTAATCCGTCTTCGGACACCCCGTTGTTGATTCCATTGTCTCAATTACCAGGAGTGTGGATCCATCCATCTGATAATTCAGGTGGTCAATTGGAATTGCCATTCTTTAAAGAGACTAATTGGCTCCCGTTGCAAACAGCAGCAGAAGTCAAGACTATGGGAGTGCTGAAGTATTATGTGGCTGCCGTTCTTGGCGCTGCTACTGCTACAGCATCAACAACAATTACACTAGATACATTCGCTTGGTTAGAGGATGTTGAGTTGAGTGCAGCTACTGCCGAACTCACACTACAAGCCAAAGATGAATACGATGGTCCCATCTCTAGTGTAGCATCAGCTGTCGCTGCTGCATCGCGTTCTCTCGAGGGCGCTCCAGTCATTGGTAAGTTTGCGCGAGCAACTACTATTGGCGCTGGTGCAGTGGCTAGTATAGCTGGAATGTTTGGATTCACTAATACCCCTGTGATCGATGATTATAAGGGAACTATGAATATGGCTGGACCTCCTCTTGCTTCTGGCGAGTTTGGTGTGCCGATTCAAAAGTTAACTTTGGATCCCAAACAGGAGTTATCTGTTGATCCCTCTTTGCATGGAGTCTCTAACAAAGACGAAATGCTAATTACAACAGTGCTCCAAAAGGAAAGTGTACTTTCTCCTATCGGGTTGAGTACAGCTGACGTCGTTGGAACAGTCATATTCAATGCACGGGTTTCGCCTATGCTTTTTGGGAAACAAGACATCTACGATGCCGGCTTAATCGCTCGATCAAGTCGAATATACCACACGCCCATGTCCTATTTGGGCATGATGTTCCAACATTGGCGTGGGGATATTATATTCGATTTTGAAGTTGTCTGTACTAAATTTCACAAAGGACGTCTCAAGATTTCTTGGGACCCAGTTGGAACTACAGGCACAGTTGCTTTGCCAGAGAATGTTGTTTATACAACTATCCTCGATATTGGTGAAAACAACAAAGCTTCACTTAGAGTACCTTTCCACAGCGCGTTCGCTTTTTGCCGGACACGCGGTATCGCAGCAGATAATTGGAGCCCAGCCACCGCGCTGAGTTCTACACCTGCCTACGATAATGGGCTATTGCTCCTTTCGGTTTTAACACCTCTCATTTCACCAGTTTCACCACAGAACCTAGCTATTATTGTTACGGTTAAGGGTGCTCCAAATTTGGAGATGGCTAATTTACGTAGCTCATTGGCTGAGAATGAAGGGTATCCACCTCCGTCTTTCTTTGCAGTGCAAGGCTTGGATGAAGTGGATATTAATGCTACAGAAGAAACATTTGGAGACACTGGTTCAATGCATCCTCATCGGTATGCTATGAATTTTGGTGAAAACATTTCCTCATTACGAAGTGTTGCACATCGTATGTCTTTGTACGACGTTTGTGCTCCAGGTGCTCATGGTACGACGCGATTTGGACTTTTCCAAAAGTCTTATTCACGTCTACCGCTGATGTACGGTTATAACCCTAATGGGCAAAGTACTGCCACAAAAGTACTAGCAGGCGTTGGTTCTGCTCCGTTCACTTTCACACCAACTCATCCAATGACTTACATTGCGATGATGTACGGCGCTGTTCGTGGCGGAACTAACTATACTGCAAACCCTAGCACCGATTTGTATCCCTATATTGGGGATATTCGAGTTCAGCGATTGACAACCACAACTAATAGTGGGAATCGTCGAGGTCGAATCACAACGAATCTCAACACAGGAACTTCAGCTAGTGTGACTGCTGAGTATTTGAATAATGTCCACCCACTGACGGCGGGAGGATGTTTAACAAATTCACAGGCAGGCGGAGCAGTGTCTTGGAATGCGCCTCATATGGGGCCAACGAATTTCAATTTTACTGATCCAACATACTTGATCAATGGTAATCCCACGGATCAGACAAATTTCGAATGTACTAATCTTGACATTTTGGTTCATCAAAATGTCGCGAATACTATTACCGATCAATATTCTCTTACCACCTACGCAGGTGCAGGAGTCGATTGGCATTGTATTTGGCTGTTGGCATGTCCAACACTAGATTACTA